CCGACACAAAACAGAAGTCCGTTGACAGAGCAATGCATATCGTAAGGACAATGCCGGAAAGCAAGCTGGCGCTCGCGATCGCCTACATGTCCGGCATGGAGATGAGCAGGATCCTGGACGAGCGGGAAAAGGGGGCATAGAGGGATGAATAAAGAAAAGATTCGTTGCGAGCGGGTCAGTGTAGACGAAGCCGCAAAGATCCTCGGCATGGCTCCCTATATGGTTCGCTTCCGGATGAAGAAAAAGACATTACCGATCGGGCGGCCAATCCCCCCGGAGCAGACCGGAAGCAGCCGGTGGGAATTCCGAATTTATAGAGCACTTCTTGAAAAAGAGGTAGGGAGGACATTGGAATGATGAATAATAAGGAAATCTTGCAACTCAAAGCTGAGAATGAAGCTATGAAAACGATGATTAAGAATATTCGAGAATCCGTTGGAAAAGTAAATGGGAAAACGGAAGCTGGTCGATTATTCTTTGTGTTTGGAGAAATAAAGTATTTTAGTTCTGAAGAAGCATTCAAATTGTGGAGAGACAATACACTTAGCCAGCTTGAACAGGTAGAAAGGAATGGGGAATCAGATGGAAATAAGTAGGAGAGTTCAGGAACTTGAGGCAGAGAACTTGGCTATGAAAGCAACTCTGGAATGGATAAAAAGAGATGTAAGAAAAGTTGATTTCTCAACTGAAATGTCAGACATATTCCGTACATTAGCAGGAATTTCATGGTTATGTTCTGACAAAGCAAAAAGCATAGCTATTGAGATGGCATATAAAACCATGGAAAAAGATTCCCGTGAATCTGAAAAGAGCCGGGAGCAGATGAAGGAACAGGAGACAGAATGAACGGATATAAGTGTGATAAGTGCGGTCAGAGAATCTATGTGGATCCAGGAGAACCGCGGATCTGCGATACCTGCGCGCAGCAGATCCGAATCCGGAAGCAGGAACAGACAAGCTATTACGAAAGGTGGAGAAAAACATGGGGAAGTGTTATTGCTTCGTGATCGATCAGCGGAAAGATCGGTTTGAACGGGCGAGGGAGAGAAGAAACCGCCGCCGGATCCGGGAGGCTCTGGCGGTGTGGAAAGCAGCGATACAGATTGTGTGGGCACTGGTTATTTTGATGATGACAGCGCTTGGAATTCTTGTCACTCTGCTGGCTGTGAGCAATCGTATAGGCGTCAGCTGTGTCGCAACAACATTTATTATGTGCGCAGTCGGCGGACCGATAGGCGAGGCGCTGATGGGCGGAAAAGAGTAAAAAAATAGGAGCTGTGGGGACAGCTCCAGGGTGCGTGTGCTACGCAAAAATCTCTATATACAGAGTAGCACAAAAACACCGAAAAAGCAAGGGTTTGTCGAGCCTTTGCTGACTCGATTAAGGGATTAACTTTAGAGGTATGTGTGAAATGTACAGAAGGATCATTTATAAGGCAGGAGCCACGAGGGAGATCATCAACTGCTATCCACGAGGGATGAGGCAGGGTGTAGAGCGTATCATGTTGGGAAAGAAGACCAGTGAGGAGATCCAGGAGGCAAACAGGAGACAGGCGAGGAGAAAGTTGGAACGTCTGATCAATGCGAACTTTCGACCGGGTGACTGGCATATAACACTGACCTACCGGGGGAAGGCGAGTCCATCTCCGGAAGCAGCGAAGAAAGAACTGTCGAATTTCCTTGAACGGCTGAGAAACCGGTTCAGGAAGTACGGATGTGTACTGAAGTACATAGTGGCGACCGAGTATGTGGCAAAACATATCCATCATCACATGATCGTGAATAACATTAACACCGGATCCGAGACAACAGCGGACATGGTACGGAAACTCTGGACGCAGAATGGACCGGATGCGATCCGTGGAAATCCAAAATATGTCCAGCTGTATGATACAGGAGAGTATAGCCAGCTGGCGGACTATCTGATCAAAGAGACAGAGAGAAGCTTCAGACGGAAGGACAGCGCTGTGGGACAGAGATATTCCTGTTCCAGAAATCTGATCCAACCGAAGAAAACAACAAAGGACAAGCCTAATAAGACTTGGAAGAAGGAGCCGAGACCGTCGCCGGGATACTACATCCTTCCAGAAAGTCTGTATAACGGCGCGGATATTTTGGGATATCCATACCAAAGATACGTGGAGGTAAAGATAAACCCCACAGATGCAGACTGGGAAGTAAGGACCCCTTCGGGGCATGTCACAAAAGACGCCCGTTCACATAGCACAAGCCACCGGCCGCGTGCCGGTGGAGAAAGGAGCGGCAATGAAAAGCATCAACAATCTCGTAAACGAGATCACGGATAACATCATATCCCTCACAGGATACGACAAGGCAGTAGACATCCAGTCAATTTTGTACATGGGCCTGTCCGGGTACACACTGGAAGAAGAGTGCACGGAGTTGTCGACACAAGGAGATGAGCTTGAAGAGGCCGTTGAGAGCTGGTGCATAGAGTTGAGATTGCAGGGGTGTACGGAGCGGACCATGCGGACCTACGCTGAAAATCTGAAGCAGTTTCTTATGGATGTGAATAAGGATCTCAAGGATATCAGAGAGAAGGATATAAAAAGCCATTTGGCAAAGGGAAAGCTCGGGAAGATGGGTGTGCGCTGTACGCGGCCCTGGGCAGACACGACATATAATTTGCGCTTGCGGGTACTGAGAAGCTTCTTTGGGTACTGCTATGAGAATGATCTGATTCCGGAAAATCCGTGCAAGAGGATCAAGGACACCAAGACGGCCCATATTATGCAGCCGATCTTGACGGCGGAGCAGCGGGAGATGATCCGGAGTGTATGCTGGACAGAACGAGAACTCGCGCTTGTTGATATGTTTTACAGCTCGGGAGTCCGTGTGTCGGAACTCGTAGCGATGAACCGTCAGGATATCGACTTTCGCACCCGGCATGCGAAATGCTTTGGAAAGGGCAGAAAAGAACGTGAGATCATGTTCTCAGCAGAGTGTAGTGTCCATCTGGCACAGTATCTATCACAGAGAACGGATTATAACGAGGCGCTTTTTGTAAGTAAAAATAAACCATATCACCGTCTTACCCCGCATGGAATCCGGGCATTGCTAAAAGAGATTAAGTCACGGGATCCGCGGCTTGAACATGTACCGCTGTCACCTCATGTCTATAGACGGACGAGAGGAACGGATCTGATCAACAGGGGTATGCCGGCAGAACTGATCGCCAAGAAGTTTGGACACCAGAACGTACAGACGTTATTGATCTGCTATGCCGACATCAGTAAAAAGACCGTGTGGGCCGCAGAAGAAAAGTATGGATAAAGGGAAGGAGAGCAATGAAAGGATATTACCAGAAAAGAATCAAGAGCCTTGAGACGGCACTGGAAAAGGCGTTGAACGAGGTGAAGGCTGAAAGAAGTGCCAGAGATGAGGCAGTGAGATATATCTATGTCCTGCTCAAGCTGATGGGCGGACATGCCATCGTACATACCAGAGATCTCCAGAGACAGAAGGGGCGCGTGATGTGCAATGTCAGCCGCGGGACTGGAATCGTGAGAATGCATATAGACTATGATTTTGTTGGAAAGGGGACTAAGAAATGTTTGAAAAATTCGGAGAATTTGATTCCTATGAGGAGATCAACCGTGCGGCGGCCGCGCAGCTAGAGGAAGGTGACACGGAAGCCATCTATGCGATTGCGGAGGAAAATGGCATAGACAGGGAGGATGCAGAGGAATACATCGATGGTGATGCGGCGGAGCTTGTGACTGCGCTCATGGCAGCGAACGGGAAACTGAAGGTCGAAGCGGCGGAACTGCAGCCCAAAGAGATCATGGCGGACTGGCTGGATTACATCCAGATCCAGTGCTTTGAAGATCCCGAGATGCGTCTGGCAGTGCGCAGGAAGGGAAAGAGCCTGAAAGAGTGCATCGGGAAGCTCGTGAAGTGGTCCTTAGACCATGCCGAGAACGTGGACAAGGACATCATCAAGGCAGCAGGACTTCCCTCGTGGGCGCAGAATGGCTGTAAGCTTGGGATCCCCGGTATGGGTACGGCAAAGCAGCTGATTAAAGAATATTATCTGGGAGGTGGAGAGAATGCTGGTGTATAAAGCGACAAAGGCTGATATGACCTGCACGATGGGAGATGGAACATTCCAGTATGTGTTAGGGATCCCAGCTCATGCGGACAGTACGAAGTGCGGGAACCGCGGTCTCCACGCATGTGAGTATGTCCTGGACTGCTTCCGGTATTACAGTCTTGATGATCGGATCTTTAAGGCAGAGGCAGAAGGTCCCATCGATGAGGACGGAAAGAACACGAGGATTGCATGTGAGCGGTTGACACTTACACAGGAACTCACACGGCGGGACATCGTGAAAGAAGCAATAAAGTATATGGTCCGCCATCCGGAGCGTGAGTGGGAGATGGGCATGTATCGCATAAAGGTCCAGAAAGACAAAGCAGAAGGGAACGGCGATGGGATTGTGATCGCCAGAGGAGAGAAGCCGATGGCACGAGGAAAGAAGGGGGATATTCTGGCACTTGTGATGGAAAAAGAATCGGGATGGTTCCAGAGAATCGCCATCGGCGAAATAGATGGCAAGAATGGAAAAGAGGGCATCTGGTATAGCATTTTACCGGATGGGCGTACCGTGGAGGTGACGGAATGAAAATCAAACAGGGAAAGAGCCTGCCGATACCGGAATGCATGATTGAAGGAAACCGGATCATCGCGGGAAGGACCACGGATCTCCTGATCCTCGACTGCTACGAGGACTGCGTACATGTGGGACGATACCTAATGAATGTCGAAACCGGAGAATATGGAATCCTGCGGGGTGATATATACACTGAGGAGAAGCTCATGCGTGCATTTGAGAAGGACTACTACTGGTATAACAGCATCAAGATCGATCTGGAAGATCAGGACGAGGAGATCATACAAGAGGCGTTGCGATCCAAAATGAGATATGCAACGCAGAGTGCTGTGTACCTGATCGATGAAGTGGAGAGAAAGTATCTGTCCGACAAGAGGTGGGAAAAGGAGCGGAGAAGAGAGCAGCGCATAAAAGACCTGATGGACAGTGTCCCCGAAGTCCCGGAAGGCTTTGAGGCGTGGGCAGCAGAAGCCGTATGGAAAAAGCCTTATCCGACATACAAAACCGATGATGAGTACACATGTCCGTCCTGCGGGAAAAAGATCGCACCGGATATGATCAAGGGGATCCGCCACAATGACGTGATCACCTGCGCATGCGGGAAAGACTTGCAGATCAAAAAAAGAGGGAAAAAGACGGAAAAGTGGAGCCGGGTGATGCTGATCCAGGAGACCACGGCTGGGCAGACTGTACTAAGGTATTTTGACATTCAGTCGATTTTTATGGGAAGGTACCAAATTATCGTATCTGAGGCGATCCGGATATTTGTGTCAAAAACCAGCCCGTTCGGGGGACAACGTCTAAAGATCTATTATAAGCAGTGCGGGAAATACGATGATTACGATGGGTATGACGAGCACAATCCGGCCAACCGCACGACAGGGGATTGCTATCTGTATCCAACGGGGGTCGAAGAAGCCTTGAAGGGCACAGATTATACCAATCTGGGACGGCTGCTCTCACAGATGGCATCGTCCGGAATCGAAGCAAGATACAATAAAATCATGATCTTACACAACCAGGAAGACATGATCGGGCTTATAGAGTACCTGTTCAAGGGCAGATTTTACCGGCTCATGCAGGAAGAGCTCAGCTACCACATGTGGTCGGACGGAACCTACCAAGGCAATCTGAATCTCAGAGGTGAGACAATCGAGGAGATCATGCGGATCGGAGACCGACAGAAGATCAACCGCCTCCGGGATCGGAACGGAGGCGAGCTTGAGAGAAGCTGGCTTGCATATGGGGACGAAACAGACGAGAGAATCTCCGATGTATTTCTGAAATTTGCGGGACAGGCAGGCCTTTATGAGAGAAATGCAGAATTTGCCCTTGGGAACATGACCCCAGAACAGGTCATGAACTACGTAAAGAGGCAGCAGGATACAAGCTATCCGGGAAAATCAGCATCGGAAGTAATCACGCAGTGGAAAGACTATCTGGCGATGTGCAGAAGGCTTGGGAAGCGTACCAATGATGAGATGGTATACCGTCCGAGAGAGCTCAAGCGCCGGCATGATGAGGCCGTGGAAGAGATCCGGAAGCTGGACATGATCGAAGAAATGAAACGCAATGCGGAAGCGAAGGAGCGCCGGGCAAAGGAACTCAGAGAGAAGTATCCGGGCGCAGAGGAGATCCTAAAGGACATCGCACCAAGGTACGAGTACGAAAATGAGGAGTACAGGATCATCGTACCGCAGCACCTCACTGACATTATGTCGGAAGGAAATGCCCTGCACCACTGCGTAGGAAGCACGGATAGATATTTTGAAAGGATCCGGGATCAGGAGACGTACATCTGCTTCCTGCGCCGCAAGGAAGAGCCGGAACTGCCGTACTACACAATCGAGGTAGAACCGGGCGGCACGATCCGCCAGCATCGCGGAATGTACGATGAGGAACCAAATATCGAGGAGATTCGGGGATTCCTTAGAGAGTGGCAGAGGGTCTTGAAAAAGCGCCTGCACAGTAAAGACTGGAAGCTGGCAGCAGAGAGCAGGGTTAAGCGGGAAAAGAATCTGGAAGAGCTGAGAAAGGCAAATAATGAGCGGGTCTTAAAGGGACTCGCGGAAGATTTTATGGAGGCAGTGTAGAAGATGGAGATTGTAGAAAGAGAGAATAGTGAGGTTAAGACTACTGTTTCGTATAGAGAACTGAAAATCGCAATGGATTCCGAAATGGGAAAAGCTGCAGAGAGCTTTGTCCGGATCGGATATCTATTCAAGATGGCGAGGGACACAGATGTCCTTCAGGAATCCGGATACACATCGTATCTGGAATTTGCGCAAAAAGAGTATGGGATGGACAAGTCCCAGGTGAGCCGGTTTATCAATATCCACACAAAGTTCTCTGATCCAGAAGATCCGACAAGATTAAACGAAAAGTATCAGGGGTTCGGATCCGCGAAGCTGGCGCTCATGCTGACACTTCCGGACACAATTATCGAAGAATTGACACCGACCTTTGCAAAGAGTGATATCCAGGCGGTAAAAGAAGAAATCGAAGCTGAAGGGAAGGTATCCGATCTGGAAATCATTGCGGAGCAGGCAGAGACTACAAAGGAGCCAGACGGGCAGCAGGACGTCCTGCATCAGGTAGTGGATCAGATCCTTGACGGCGATCTCTACATGCGTATCAAGATCCGCCAGGCACTCAAGTCCAGTCGAAAAGAAGCGCTGCTTCAGGAGATTCTGGCTCCGGCCGGGGAAGCGATGCACTCCGTCCGGATTAAAGGTGTGGGGCGGCTGATGCTGTCAGTCAAGGGACTGGATACAGAGATCGCACTGATCAATGTCCGGAGTGACAGCAAGGAGATGTACTCATGGGAGGCAGTGATCCGGGCGGTCGAAGATTATTGCACCAGTCATACTGACCCGGAACCAGAGAAGAAAACGGAAGTTGCACCGGTGCAACCGACAGAAAAGCCGGAGAAGAAGAAAGAACGGAAAGTATCCAAAGTAACGAAGGCCAGGGAAGCAGAAAAGTTGCCAAGCCGCTCGCGGAAAGTGCCCCAGGAGGAGGTACCGTCAGAGCAGACCGCCCCAGAAACTCCTACAACGCCTGTAGCCATCCATAGCACAGCGCCCGCCGGATTTGTGGGGGATGAGAAAGCTGAGGAGGGAAACAGGCAGCAGGAGTCAGCTCAGACAGCGGAACCCCAGCTGGAAGGACAGATGGAAATCGAACAGTTTCCACAATATCTCCCGGAAAATTATATCAAATGCCACGATGGCAGCGAGGTCCAGGAGAGCGAGGATGCGCGGATCCGGGCAGAGTGGAGACGGCATGTGGAGAACATCTGCACACCGATCCTGACTTATTTACGCCAGCATCCGGAACTCATCCAGAAAATCACGATCACAGAGGAGGGTATTGTCATTGAGTAATAGAGCGCCAAGCATGAATACAGTACATCCAAGCGTCGATCCGCGTGGAGGCATTTACCCGGCAGAAATCGACAGGCTCAAAAACAAAATAAAGCTGGGAGACAAGATCTCTGTAAACACAGAGAAAGGATATGTAAACATAAATCAGGACAGTACAAAACCTGGAATCGCACAACGGCGGGGAACCGTGATCGCAAAGCATAAGCATCTGATTGTGCTGGAGTATCCGGGAGGCCTTACAGAGACTTTCCGATGGGCAGAGATTGCGGATAAGGCAGCGATATGAAAAATGTGTACATGCTAAAAAACATCCGGACAGGCGTCATAGAATATGACAATCTGTACGCGCAGGACGTGCATGATCTGATCGGAATCAATAAAAGCTGCATAAGCAAATACGAAAAAAGCAAAAGCGTATATAACGGCACATGGCGGATCATGATGTCAAGCGGTACAGAGCTATGGACGGAGTATACCAGGAACGCATGGGACACCTACCGGAAGCTGGTGCTCCGTGGCATGGCAAGGGCAACAAGAAAAGGCTGGCGCAGCTACGCAGAGCTGATCCGTCATGGAGCGATACAGACACAGGAGGCAGAGGACAATGGCAAAGAGCATCATACAGGCGCTGACAGGACCGGCTGACCGGGAATGTTACCTGTGCCGGGAAGAAGCAGAGAGGAATGGATATTATGGGGAACTGTGTCACACAGGTCTCCATAAGCATCATTTTGTATACGGGAGGCTCGGGGCATTCAGGAAGAAAGCCGAACATTATGGCCTGTGGGGGTATGTCTGCGAAGCAAGGCATCATGAGCACGGACCGGAAGCGCCGCATTGCAATAGCAATGTGGATGAGCACCTTAAAAGAATCGCGCAGCAGGCATTTGAGAAAAAGTATGGGCATGATTTGTGGATGCAGGAGTTTGGGAGAAATTATCTGAAGGAGAATAGCCATGAAGAAGATTAAGTTGTCTCCGGCACCGCACGTTGAGATCCGGATCCATGTGTCGGAGGAGATGGAAAGGGATTATGCGGAGTGCCAGAGGATGATGAAATGCGGCGAGGACTATGACTGTGATAGTTGCAGTTGGGCAAACGTCAGCATTTACGGCACAGGAGCTTGCGAACTGAAAGGTCTGAAAGAACAGCTTGGAGGGATAAGCGGTGAGATTGATAGAAAAGAAAGATAGTGGTCATTGGAGCTTAAAAGGTGTGTCATGGGATGATCTGAAGCCCGGCACAGTGCTTACTAAGAAAATTTTGGAAAAGCTTTACGGGGCACTCTGGAAACTGAAGGATTATGAAGATACAGGATTAAGTCCGGAAGAAGTGGAAAGCGTCAATGATTTTGAGAAGAGCCAGACATACAGGGCGATTGCGGAATTGCAGGAAGAGAGGGAGAAGCACAGGTGGATCCCGGCAACAGAACGGTTACCAGAAGAACATGATTCTATATTCGCAAGACTGAATGGTACTGAAAAATGGATAAATGGAATGTTCAAAAGAAGATCAGATAATGTACTTGTAACCGTAAAATATGAAGATGGAACGGTACATACTGAACAGGCCCATACCACAGATGGAGTTTGGAAAACAGATTACAAAGTGAAGGAAGGAAAAGTAGTTGCTTGGATGCCATTTCCGGAGCCATACAAGGAAGAAAACTATTAGTCAGGAGGGGAATGAACTATGGAGTGGGTACTGCTTGAAAAAGAAAAAGCTAAAAAAATAGCCAGGTTGTTGGAACGCTATGGGCGGATCCAGCGCAAGAGAGCCTGGCATAAGCGTATCAGGACAGGAAAGCGGAAGTAAATTAAGATTTAGAGGTAAAAATCATGGAGAAAATCATTATTGAGTGGAATGTAGAAGAGATCGCAGATGAGGCTCGTTTAACGGCTATGTATTGTTTTAAAAGTTGCAATATCAACTGGGCATAGAAAAGAGGCATATATGACGCTGGATGAAGCTATAGATCATGCGAAAAAAGAAGCTGTTAAACTGGATGCAGAATGTAAATATTCTTGCGCTAGAGAGCATAAGCAACTTGCAAATTGGCTGGAAGAATTAAAAACGCGAAGAAATTTGAAAAATTAAAATCCAGATAAATAAAGTAGATTGCTGTGAAAATTGTGGAAATAAGGATTACTTTGTGAGTGGAGAACTTGGCATATCACGTCATCGTATTCGATTGTGTAAAGAATGCTTTAAAGATTTGAGAGGTGAGGAAATGAACAATGAAGAGTTTACAGTTGTATGTATGTGACCATTGTGGCACACAGTATAAAGACAAGAGTGAATGCAAGAAGTGCGAGGGTGGCCATAAGATTGCGCTGGAAATCCATGATATGAGGTTCCATGCTTGCAAAGACAGTGGCAATTATCCGGATAAGGTTGAGCTGAAAATGGCTGATGGCAAGATGATTTGGTATCATCGGTAAACTGAAAATGAGGTAGATATGATGGTGAATAAGAGAAAAACAATACCAAAAAGCATTAGAATGACAATATATCAGAAATGCAATGGACATTGCGCTTATTGCGGATGCAGTCTGGAATACAAGGATATGCAGATTGATCATGTGATACCATTGAACGGATGGAGTGAGCAGGGAACAGATACAGTGGATAACATGCTTCCTGCCTGCCGGAGTTGCAATCATTATAAGAGTCGGTCCACACTTGAGGGATTCAGAAAGATGGTAGAAGCCATGCCTGATACACTGATGCGTGACAGTACTACATACAAGAATGCTGTAAGGTTTGGGCTGGTAATTCCGAACAAAAAACCAGTTGTTTTCTACTTTGAGGAAAATAATTAAACTGAAATTTGAGTAAGGAGAACGGGATGGAAGTAAAGATAAGGCCGAGAAAGGCTACTGATCGGGGAGGCTACTACTGTATGCCACTGTACACCAATATCCAGAATGGAAAGCCTGGATGGAGAATCACACAGTGCCCGGAGTGTGGAGCGCAGTGCTGGAGGATGCCGTTGGCGGATATTGCGGAAGAGCAGGGAGCCCGTGGATTGTGTACGATGTGTGCGATTAAGAAGGGAGTGGGCGCATGAAGACGAAGAATGAGCATAGAGCGCTTAAAAATCTCGTGCATAGAAAACGGGAAGGCGAGTATGAAGCCATGATTGCGGATCGTCGCCCTAAGAGTTGGAGCGCCGCACACCCGGCATATGAAGGGACCGATGTGAGTGCTAAGAAATGTACGGAGAAGTAGAGGATACAGTCATGAATGATAACATCACAGCTCGTATAAAATGCCCTTTCTATGTGGCACATAATCGAGGCGCAGGAAATTCCATCACAATCACATGCGAGAACATAAAAACCAATATGGGGTTCAACATGAAGAACCGGCTATCATTCGTGAATGAAAAACAGAGGTTGGACTACATGGAGCTGTTCTGCATGGATGTGAAGATGTGTGAACACTGCCCGTACTATGAAGTGATTTATAAAAACAAGTATAAGGAGTGCTGAGATGGGAATCGTAAATGATCTTAGAAAAGAAGTTGAGAAGGGAAAGAGGAAGATTGCAGCAGCGGAGCGGATCATGGAGCTCTGGAAGAAAAAAGCCCGAGAACAGAAAGCGCGGGCAGATATGGAAGAATTGATCATGACCGCCATGGTACTGAAGAACGGCGGGGATATCAAAGTGGAGGCGAAAGATATTAAGACCGCTGCAGAGCATCATCTGGATGGAAGATACGAAGATACCGAGGAGGGGAGAGCGTATTTTTACCACGCCCGACCAGACAGTGAGGAAAGATAGGCAGCAGGAGATATAAGATTCATGGTAAATAGCATCAAGCCGCCGAAGAAAACAAATCCGGCGGCTTGATGCTATTTAAGCCAATCCACATGTAAAATTTAAGCCCTACCATTAGTCCCATCAGAATTTTTAATCGTATTCTTTACCTCCTGTAATTTCTCCAAAAGTAACTTTGCCGCCTGCGCTCAGCTATACTCTTACGCAGGAGGGATGCACTATGCCACCACTTTTCGTATGACGGGAGAAATCCCGTCTTTTTTTAGGCACAATAGCAGGTAGAGAGGCAGGGGAGATCATGGCAAAAGGGAAGTATGAGGAGTGGTGTAACGATCCGGACAAGAAGCTTTTATTGTCTGGATGGGCGAGGGATGGGCTGACCGACGATGAAATAGCGAAAAAGATAGGAATTTCGCGGTCCACGCTGTCCGAGTGGAAGAAGAAGTATCCGGACATTTCGGACACCCTAAAAAAGGGGAAAGAAATTGTGGACACTGAAGTCGAGAACTCCCTGCTCAAAAGAGCGAAGGGATATACCGCCAAGGTAAAGAAAACCTTCAAACTCAAAAAGATCGAGTACGACAAGACTGGAAAGAAGGTTAAAGAGGAGGAAGTCCTGGAAGTAGGAGAAGATGAAGTCCACATTCCCGCCGATGTGACGGCCATGATCTTCTGGCTCAAAAACCGTCTACCGGAGAAGTGGAAAGATAAACGCTTTGCTGTATCGGATCTTGCGGATGCAGATGACGCAATGCAGACCGGTGTGATCATGATGTCAGATATAGATGAGGAGGCGGGAAGTGGCAACCAGGGAATCTAAAACGGTATCTCCGCCGAAGAACGTCAATATCATCTGGCGGCCACAGCCCAAGCAGGCGCTTATGATGTCCCGACCGGAATACGAGGCACTGTACGGCGGAGCTGCAGGCGGAGGAAAAAGCGATTATCTGTTGGTAGAGGCTCTACGTCAGGTAAATATCAAAAACTACCGTGCAATCATATTCCGAAAGACATACCCGGAGCTTCAGGACCTGATCGACCGGTCTGATGAGCTTTATCGGGCGGCATATCCGAGAGCGCAGTATAACGACACAAAGCATAGATGGAGCTTTCCATCGGGTGCGAAGATTGCGTTTGGAGCGATGCAGTATACGCGAGACCGCAAGAAATATCAAGGTAAGCACTTTGATTTTATTGGGTTTGACGAGCTGACGCACTTTACATACGACGAGTACAGCTATATGTACTCCCGTAATCGTCCATCAGGCCCGGGAACCCGTGTGTATATGAGAGCGACCGCAAACCCTGGAGGCATCGGCCATGGATGGGTAAAGCAGTATTTCGTCAAGGCTTCCAAACCAGGGACACCGATCACAACAGAGGTTGAAATCTTATCGCCGACAGGAGAGAAAATCAAGCAGCGCCGGACGAAGATTTTCATTCCGTCCAGCGTTTTTGATAACAAAATCCTGTTGGATCAGAACCCGAATTACCTTGCTTCTCTGGCATTGTTGCCTAAGCAGGACCGGGATGCACTGCTGTATGGAGACTGGGATTCCTTCGAGGGACAGGTCTTTACGGAGTTTGTCGATGATCCGGATGGATATCTGTCACAGCGCAACACACACGTGATTGAGCCGTTCCGGATCCCGGATGACTGGTTGATCTATCGGGGGTTTGACTTTGGATACGCAAAGCCGTTTTCTGTTGGCTGGCATGCCGTGGATCATGAAGGGTGTATCTACCGGATCAAGGAGCTGTACGGATGCACAGGGACACCGAATACAGGTGTCAAGATCGAGCCATCAGAGATTGCAAGACAGATCCATGAGGTGGAGGATGCAGATCCGAACCTGCGTGGGCGTAAGATCATTGGGATCGCTGACCCGTCGATCTTTGACGAGTCCCGTGGAGAATCCGTGGCCGCGATTATGGAGCGGTGCCGAATCTACTGGTCACCGGGTGACAATACGCGAATTGCAGGGAAAATGCAGTATCATTACCGTCTCGCGTTCGACGCGAACGGAAGAGCGATGTTTTATGTGTTCAATACCTGCAAGGACTTTATCCGTACAATCCCATCGCTGACCTATGACGAAAAGCGTGTGGAGGACATTGATACAACGCAAGAAGACCATATCTATGATGAATGCCGGTATGTGCTGATGGAGAACCCGATCTCACCGCGTAAGAATGTGAGAGAACACATCCCGCAGGAAGACCCGCTAAACATGTACCAGCACCCAATAACACAGGGAAATTATTACAGAATCTAAGGAGAATAAGACTATGGATGTAAGAAATATGCCGACACCGACGGAAAACCAGGAGTCTGCACCAGCACAGACCGGTATCATGCCGGGTGTGATAAGCAGAACAATGAAAATTACAGATGAAGATGCTGGAAGAGCTATGACACTGCTCCAGAAATATAAAGAGACGAAGAAGACGCTGGATGAAAGACTGGTGGAGAATGAAGAATGGTGGAAATTCCATGAGTGGGATCTTGTAAACGGGGGAAAGACAGAAGCGGAACGCGTGGATCCGGAACCGACGTCTGCTTGGATGTTTAATTCCATCATCAATAAGCATGCGGATTTCATGGACAACTTCCCGGCTCCTAATATTCTGGCACGTGAGGAGTCGGATAAGGACGCTGCAAAGATCCTGAGTGAGGTGGTTCCGTGTATCCTCGATCAGTGCGAATATGAGAATACATACAGCGATACATGTTGGGATAAGATTAAGTCTGGAAGCGGACTTTACGGGATCTTCTGGGACAAGTTTAAGAACGGAATCGGAGACATCATGATCAAACGCTGTGATATCCTGCAGATGGCGTGGGAGCCGGGGACAGAGGATCTTCAGGAATCCCCGAATCTTTTTTATCAGAGCTATGTAGATAATAAGATCCTGGAAGCCGAGTATCCGCGGATGCAGGGACAGCTTGGTGATGGGATCTTATCAGAAATCCAGGACTATCAGGGAGACAATAAGAAGTTTACAGAGGGAAAGAGCCTGGTAACAGATTGGTACTATAAACGCTCAAATGTTATCACAGACAAAGACGGAATTCAGCACCTGATAACGACGGTCCATCTGTGTAAGATCTGTCAGGGAAAAGTCCTGTATGCAACAGAAAACGACCCAGAAATGGGAAGAGGACTGTATGAGCATGGGCTGTATCCGTTCGTGCTTGACACGCTGTTCCCGGATAAGAATACCCCGGCCGGTCGGGGATATATTGACATCATGAAAGACTGCCAGATGTACATTGACAAAATGAGCCAGGGAATCCTTAAGAATGCAATCTTGGGGGCAAAACCTCGGTATTTTTCAAAGGATGGCGGCGGAATCAATGAGGAGGAGTACACGGATCCGAACAGGGAGATTGTACACTACACAGGAAGTCCGGATGATCTCAAACCGGCGGAGCACTACCCGCTGGATGGCGTGTATGTGACGGTACACGCAAACAAAATTGACGAATTGAAGGAAACCTCGGGTAATGGAGACTTTGCACAGGGTACGACAACAAGCGGTGTAACGGCTGCTTCTGCGATTGCTGCCCTTCAGGAGGCGGGAAGCAAATTATCCAGAGACATGATCAAGACATCCTATCGGGCGCATAAGGCGGTTGTATATCAGGTGATTGAGCTGATCAGGCAGTTCTACACCACTTCCCGGGTATTCCGAATTACTGGAGACAATGGACAAGATCAGTACGTCTCTATCGACAATCAGATGCTGAGGGCGGAACCGATTGAAGAGGATTTCGGACTTTATCTTGGCGGACGGAAGCCATATTTTGACATCAAGATCGTACCACAGAAGTCAAGCCCATTTACAAAGATTGCACAGAATGAATTGGCAAAAGAAATGTACAACCTTGGATTCTTTAATCCTCAGTTAGCGGATCAGGCGTTAGCATGTATCAACATGATGGATTTCGACGGAAAAGAAGAGGTCATTCGCAGAATTGCAGAGAATGGAACTCTGTATCAGCAGGTACAGCAGATGCAGATGTCCATGCAGCAGATGGCGGCGCTGATCGCAGACAGCACAGGAGACACAAGGATTATGGATGCAATGGCAATGCAAAACGGACAGGCAGCGACTGGAACTCCGTCTGTATCGTCAAAAAGCCAGACGGCAGCGGAGACGGATGATTTTGGGAATGTAGCCCGTGAAACCAAGAGCAGCACTGCGGGAAAGGCAAGAGAAAGGGCGGCGTCAGCATCCACGCCGAAGGTATAAGGTATGACAATCATTCAGATTGAAAATAATCCTGGACACTACAAGCTCGTTGCTCTTGGACACGCAGGACGTGCAGAGGGAGAAGACGGGAATCTGGTATGTGCGGCGGTGTCCGCACTTACACAGGCCTTAGTGCAGTTCTGCCGGGATCGATCAAACAGGATAGCACAGTACAATGACCGGATCGGAGATGCAGATATCTTTATTCGCGCCTGTACCACAAGGCCGGATCCGGAAATTTCTGGAGCATTTGCGCTGGTGGAAACGGGACTTCGGATGGTTGAGAAGAGCAATCCGGGGCGGATCCAGATAGTGGGGGGAGAATCTATGCATACAGAATGATAGGATGTGCACAGAAAGACGCGTGGGAAAGACCATGGAAAAGGAGACCACTATGAAACTGAATCTTACGTTATTTGATGGCGGTGCAGGTGCAGGAGCCGCAGGAAGCACAGGTGCCGCACCGGCGGAAAGTACAAACACGGGCGTTAAAGAGGGCTCTCAGGGCGCCGCTGAGGGGGCAACAGGGAAGGAAGTCGCCGATCCGACCCAGCCAGCAGAAGATCCGGAAGCACGCCGTCAGGCGTACCGGAATGCAATCGAGCAGTACAAGGACCTTTATCAGGAAGATGTTCAGGGCATCATTGACCGCCGCTTGAAAGGCACCCGAGAGTCCAAAGAAAAGCTGGACAGGGCGATGGGATTTATCAATATCCTCGGAAATCGGTATGGTATCACCGATGGGAATATTGATAACATCCAGAAGGCAGTAGAGGAAGATGATGCTTACTGGGAGGAGGCTGCGGCCAAGGAAGGCCTCAGCACAGAGCAGTACAAATACATGAAAAAGCTGGAGGCTGAGAACGCACAGTTCCGCGATGCGAAGGACAATGCGGAAAGACTCCAGCAGCGGGAGCAGATGTATCAGAAATGGAACACAGAAGCACAGGAGTTGTCGAAGCTGTACAAGGGATTTGACCTGAATACAGAAGTACAGAATCTGGATTTCGTGAAACTCCTCGGAGCCGGAATCCCGATGAGAACCATTTTTGAGACCCTGCATCACGATGAGATCCTGTCCGGCGCGATGGCATATACCGCAAAACAGGTAGCAAAGAAACAGATCGATGCGATCAAATCAGGGCAGAACCGCCCGTCTGAAGGAGCAGCAGGAGGAAGCACCAGTTTCCCAGGAGTGAAGACGATCGAGAACATGACTGGTGATCAGATCAAAGAACTTGCCCGCCGCTCCCTGGCTGGAGAGACCATCGATCTCAGTCACGTATAGGAGATATGAGCATGGAAATCATGATGAATTTAAGACTGTTTGACACACCGTTAAACACAACAACATCTGCCGGCATGACCGCGGAGATGAAGACCTTTTACTCCAAGTACCTGATCGAGAATGCAAAACCGGCATTAGTGTACGATCAGTTTGGACAGAAACACAATATTCCGAAAAATGGTGGTAAGACCATTGAGTTTAGAAAGTACTCGCCGCTTCCGAAGGCAACAACTCCGCTGACAGAGGGCGTTACCCCGGCAGGAAAGGCATTAACTGTATCCACTGTTACCGCAACTGTAAAACAGTATGGCGATTTCGTACCGTTAACGGATATGCTGTTACTCACTGCTATTGATAATAACCTTGTGCAGGCACTGGATCTCTTAGGGGCACAGGCCGGAGCCACACTTGATACCGTAACCCGTGAGATTTTGATGGGCGGAACAAGCGTGCAGTACGCAGAGGGACAGGTTACAAGCCGTGCGACGCTGACAGCAGAACACAAGCTTACCGTTAAGGCGGTCCGTCTGGCAGCACGTTTCCTGAAGAAGCAGAATGCACCGAAGATCGATGGCGGATATGTAGCGATTATACATCCGGATATTGCATACGATATTCAGGACGACCCGGACTGGAAAGAATGGAACAAGTACACAACATCTGACAAAATGTTCCAGGGCGAAATTGGAAAGATTGCCAATGTCCGCTTCGTGGAAACGACTGAGGCGAAGATCTTTGCGAAAGCAGGAGCATCGAATCAGGATGTATATGCAACACTGGTTTTAGGTGCAAATGCATATGGAACCACAAACATCGAAGGCGGCGGTCTGGAGACCATCGTGAAGCAGCTCGGATCCGGCGGAACAGAGGACCCGTTAAACCAGCGTGGAACGGCAGGCTGGAAGGCAACCAAGACAGCAGTCCGTCTTGTGGAGCAGTTTATGGTGCGTGTCGAGACGGGATCCAGCTTTTCTGATGGAGTAGAAAATTAGGAGGTACATATGGCAGCAAAGAAAGAAACAGTAGAGGCTTCGGAGATTGTAGAAAACACAGAGAGTTGCACCGGTGCAACTGATATGGTTGAAATTGAGATTTTCAAGGACAGCGACCGGTACAAAGATGACGTAGTAGTAGCCTTAAATGGCAAGGTATACGTGATCAAAAGAGGGGTCCGCGTCAAAGTACCGAGAGCAGTGAAAGAAATTCTGGATCATTCTCGAGAGCAGGATCAGCAGACAGCACTGATGACGGAAGAAATGGAGAGCGATTTCCAGCAGAAAGCTGAAAAATACAAGTAGTACAAAGGGCCGCCGAGTAAGCGGCCTTTTTTGGTAAAAGGAGAAGCACATGATACTGATCAAACATAAAGAGCTGTTGTTTGCCAATAGAGAGCAATACATCGCCGCGGTGGGAGATACCAACGCAGCGTGCAGGACCTTTTGCCTGCAGAGAGTCACCATTGACGGTGTGGATCTGGCAGACCTGTCTTTCCGGCTAAATGCGGAGTTGCCGGACGGATCTCCGGACTCTGCGTTCCTGGAAAAGGAGATACGGGAAAATGAGATCCTCCTGACATGGACTATATCGGCAACGATGACCGCACAGCCCGGAACCTGCTTTATCAATCTGCGGGCTCACGATGACAATGGATCCTTAAAATGGGCGTCGTTTAAGGCTCCAGTGTACGTGGAAGGGACGACTTCTCAGCCATCCGCAGGCGGACTGTCGGAGATTGAGGAGTTAGAAAGGCATATCGACCAGAAGCTTGACTCTTTAGATTCTGCTGAGCAGGGACGTACAAAAGCAGAGCGGGAGCGGGAACAGGCGGAACAGGCACGCGTCGCGGCCGATGAGGAGAGGACACGGAAGACTGACGAGGTGATCAACACTTTCGGCGAGAATATTGAACGGGCGAAGAACTATGCAACTGTGGCAAAGAGCTATGCCGTTGGTGAAACCGGTACGCGTGTAGGCGAGAACAGTGACAATGCAAAAGAATATTGTCGTATGGCGAATATCGAGAAGGGAAGCGCAGAAGCTGCAGCAGAAGAGGCGAGAGCTGCCAGAGATGATTTTATCAAACGGCTGGATGCAGGAGAATACACAGGCACTCAAGGACCGAAGGGTGACAAAGGAGAGAAGGGTGACTCAGGGGTGAGTATCCCAGGATCAAGCCTTCTTCAGATCTACACGGATCAGGAGGACAACTGCGCGATCCATTGTGTGTATGATGATGCTCTGTATGCAGCCCCGCCGATACAGTATCGGGAAGCTGACGGCGCGATCCTGTGGCAGTATGACGATGGCAAGTAAAGGAGGTACAGTATGGCATTAAAAAATGTAGTTATCGGATATGCAAAGGGAGATAAGGGAGATAAGGGAGATACCGGAGAGCGAGGAGCAACCGGGCAGACCGGGCCGCAAGGGGAGTCTGGAAATATTGCAGATGCAGCAATTACGGACACGCAGGGACTTGATGTAGCAAAAGGAGCAAAGACAACGGCTCAGAAGCTCTTTGATGCAATCGCGGACCGGATTGTAAATAAGCTCGTCACGAATGATACATTGACCACAAAGCTTGCTGATTATCTTCTGAAATCAGCTATGAGCAGCACGAACATAAACAGTACAACGAATGTTCCGACGTCGGCGCTGGTGTATAGTTTGATGCAGGATGTTAATAACAATTTGAGTAATGCTGGGATCCCAACTGTAAAAAAGATTACAGATTTATATGCCATAAAAAAATCGGGATTTTATTACTATGATGCTGGCGCAACGAATGCCCCAATGTCATCAAGAGGTGGAATGATTGTTGCAAATTACTTAAGTGACTCATGGATATCTTTGACTGTTGTCCCGTACGCATTGTCAAAAAAATATACAAATACCAAATATAATAACACGTGGGTCGGCTGGGCCGAATCTGCAACAAAGAATGATTTGCTGATATCTGCATCTGGTACAGGTCCTACAGACTGGACAGCATTAGAAACTGTAGAAAATATGCCGTTTAAAATCTGGAATGTAACAAAAGCCAGCACCAGCAAAGGTGCGCCAGCCGGTTGTTATGATTATGGGACCCTGATAGCGCTTGTTGCAACCGCAACCGGCGATAGATGGAGGAACACCTTAATTTATCTTCCTGACAATAATAACAATGTCGGAAATAAAGTATATGTTCGCAGTGGAATATCTACGAAATGGTTGGCAATCTCTGGAACAGATGTCAATAGTGTATCATGACAAAGTTATCCCAATTTAGTCCATCCAGCCCATGCATTACCAGAACATCCATTGACGTATAACGAGTCATATTCAAAACGTAATACCGTTCCATATTTACCATCTCCTACAATAAACCCCATATACATTGATGCCGATCCATGTTGACAATAAATAATAAAAACTGACTCCTTCAAAGATTCAATGTATTTCAAAACTTCCGTATCGTAAGAAGATGCTGTGTTATACTTTAAATTTAAAAATTTAAAATTTTTTGGTAAATCACTATTTTTTACAAGTTGATCCGATGAAAAAATACCATTCCCTTGTCCATCAGAAAAGACATATTTTTTTATCGGAACCAATGCGCCTTGATAATTGAAATAAAATACTCCGTCGGAATTATTGTATCCCTTACACAAATCTGCTTCATTATTTTTGTGTGGAGAAAAATAAGATTTTACAGATCCATTACTCAAATTGTTATTACCGTACCATTTTCCCGGGGCCGGGGAGATGGTGATGATTTTGTTGACGTCAACAAAACGAGGACCATCCTGGTAACTTCACCGAGATGGTCTTCGGTCTGGGGAGAATACTAACGGCGGGATCAGTATAATGAGGATAAAAGAAAGGAGAAGACCATGGAAAAACTTAGACTTTTAGACGGAACTGAGTATACGCTTGCAATCAACGGCGTGGCAGAGCTGGGTGAGAAGGTGCAGATTAAGGTGGTAACAGAGGACTCCTTGGACAGCATTTATGAAAAGTTCACTGCGGAGAATGCGGCCACGATGACAGTGATCGGCGAGTCATTCACGCAGAAGCTGACAGGATACACACAGATGGGAAGTATGGTAACGCGAGATACCAGTGCCCTCATCGAAGTGAAGTATCCGGAAGCTTCCGAGGAAGACGATACGCCGGCCGAGGCTGAAGAGGTCCGCGGCACCATCATTACTTTTGAAATGTGTAAGGAGCGGATCAAGGATAAAGTAGAGCAGAACCGGGCGGATATCGACTATTTGCTTATGATGGAGGAACAGGCATGAGTGAGAACTACGAGAAAGTAAAGTATTACTACGATCATAAAATGTGGAACAAGAAACGTGTACGGGTCGCTGTTGGCCGCTGGATCACGGCGGGAGAGGATAAACTGATCACAGGCGAGAACTATTAGGAGAAACAGAGATGATGAACCTTATGAATACAGTAGATATGATGAAAAGTCAGGACTACAAAGAACGCTTTAAGGCTGAATACTGGCAGACTAAAATCCGGTACGAAAAGCTGAAAGATTTTAATACAAAAATTGAGGCTGCATGGAAAACTGCGGAGGCCTCTCGATATGAAGAAGTAAAGAAAATCGAGGGTCCGAAGCATGATTGCCCAGGAGATGTTTTATCTCAGCAGCAGAGTATTATGGGAGAATACCTTCATATTTTGGAAGTGCGTGCTGCTATTGAAGGCATTGATTTGAAGGAACCATGCCTTGAAGGAGGACCCTTAAAATTAAATTGATGTATGGCAAAGTAAACAATGAAAGACGGAGAGGAATCGGGAGACCGGTTCCTCTTTTTTGTTACGGGAGATATAGCCCAGTGAAAATGAGAAAATACAGGCAAGTAGAGAGGAGTGATTGGATGAAAGTGGCAGAAATCATCGCGGCCATTGACGAGCTGAGACCGAACGAGTACAGCGCATCAATGAAAACAAAATGGCTTTCAGAGTGCGAGGGAACGATTGTGGATGAAGTCCTGAACCGGGCTGAGGGCAACGACATTGAGTTTGAAGGATATGACTACGAGACGGATCAGGAAAAAGAGACCTTGCTTCCGGATCGGTTTGCAGATATTTACCTGCATTACATCCGGGCAAAGATAGAGCTCTATGACGATGAAACAACAAACTATAACAATGCTGTGGCAATCCATCAGGCCTCTTATGCGCAGTATGCGGCATGGTACAGGAGGACGCATATGCCAAAGAAAGCTCCAACTATTGATATCTGGGGCAGAAATCTGGAGAAAAGAGGTGAGGATAGTGGCGGGGTTAGCGCTGATAAATAATGTTGCGACACAGAAGAAAACGATAGGAACCTTCGGCGGAATCAATGAAAATGAAGTGATCAACGAGAATGAGTTTGCGGAGATGAAAAACATGTCGTCGGATCTGTATCCCGCAATTGGTCCGCGTCCAGCCCGCGGGGAAGTTATAGCGAAGTTACAAAAGCCGAACGGGACACATTATAACAACGGGCTGATCTGGGTGGATGGAACGGATTTTTACTATAAGGGCAACCTCGTTGGAACCGTGGAAGACTCAGAAAAGCAGATGGTCAGCATGGGGGCGTACGTGCTCGTGTGGCCGGATAAGCGTATCTACAACACATCAACGGGAGAATGGAAGAGTGTAGAGAAATCCTGGACCCAGTCAGCTCAGGCGACGATCGGGCCGACGGTCTCCGCCTCTACGTTTATAAAAATCAAGTGTTCTGGTATTGGAACTGAATTTGCACAGGGGGATGGCGTGGAGATCTCCGGATGCACAAATTCCGGAATGAATAAAAGTGCGGTGATCCAGAGCAGAGACACGGATTACATCGTTGTGATCGGGGATGTCGAAAAAGAATTCACGCAGGATTCCGGACTGACGATCAAACGAAAGGCTCCCGACATGGATTTCATGACAGAGCTGGATAACAGAGTGTGGGGATGCAGCAGTAAAAACCATGAGGTATATGCCTGCAAACTGGGGGATCCGTGTAACTGGAATTGCTTCGAAGGCATATCTACGGATGCGTATGCGGCAACGATAGGATCTGATGGGGATTTCACAGGAGCCGCTACACATCTGGGATATGTCCTTTTCTTTAAAGAGAGCATGATCCATAAGGTTTACGGCAGTAAGCCCAGCAACATACAGATCAACTCGTACCCGGCGCGAGGGGTAAAAAAGGGATGTTCGAGATCTCTTGCAATTGTAAACGCAACCCTGATGTATGCGTCCTGTGACGGCATCTGCGGGTATGACGGCGGAATGCCATATCTCATTTCCCAGAACATTCAAAATGGATACACAGGGGCAGCAGGAGGCGTATGCAGAGGGAAATACTATGTGTCTCTTGAACGCTTGGGCGGCTCCAGCCTGTATGTGTATGACGCTGAGAAGAGTCTGTGGCACAAGGAGGACGGAACGGTCCTTAAGATGCCGACTGCAGGGGCAAATGAGCTTTATTTTCTGGATGCAGACGGACAGATACGGCCCGTTTGTAGCGATCAGAAAGAAAGCAAGATCCAGTGGATGTTAGAGAGCGGAGATTTATTAGATGGATCACTGGATAAGAAGAGGCTGCACTCGTTACAATTCCTTCTTGATCTGGAGAGAGGTTCATGTATCGAGGTGTACTTGAAGTACGATGAGGAGCCATTGTGGACCAGACTCAAGACATTCACGGCACTGACAAAACAGACCTTCCGCATATCCGTTCGCCCAAGGCGCTGCAATCACTATCGGTATAAGCTTGTTGGCGTGGGACCTGGCAAGCTATATGGATTTGGAAAGACCTATACCGTGGGATCCGGGAGGTAAGAAATGGCAATTTATAAGGAAAATAACGGGCCCACGGGGACTTTGCAGGAAATTAAATCATATCTATTTCAAAATAATGAGCTGTTGCGGTACATGTTCTCCAATCTGGACCCAGAAGATAATTACTCTGTGGATGCGCTACAGAAATATATCGAGAGAGATCAGAAGATCGCTCAGCTTGTATTTGATGTAAATGGCTTAAATATCAGCTTGGGAAATCTGGAGATCAAGACTGAGACGACCTTTAAGATCATGGATGGTCAGATCCAGATGAAGGTCAGCAAGGGAGATGTTACTGACCAGTTGAACTCGGAATTGCTGATAGATGAAAAGATGATCAAACTGACAACGGGACATTTCCTGATTACAGCCAAAAACTTTACGGTAGACGCTGCGGGGAATGCCACGTTTTCTGGCACGATCCGGGGTGCAACGATCATCGGAGGATCCATCAATATTGGTGACGGGATCTTTGAAGTTGATACGGATGGAAGTGTCCAGCTTGGAGACTTCTATGTGTCGGCCAATGCGTCAAATATATTCGCTTCTAATGATGGTAATTTCAAGCTGACAATGAAGAAAAACTCTGGTGATGGGAAATATTACCCTCAATTGGAAATGAACGGGTTGAGCAGCCGAGGAACGATGACCTTTTACAACGGTCAGATTACTGGAGCATATTGCATTAGTGCAGACTACTTTGACGGCGATGTAGCAAATAAATCGTCATATTTTTACGATATTTACCTTGGTAAATCATGGTGGGGTGGAGATGGTGTTACAGAAACGGTGCAGACGCTATGGGAAAGAGTAGATGATCTGTCAGATCAGTCGGCAAAAGAAAACATCTATGATATTGATCAGGATGAAGCACTGAAGTTTCTTCTTGGTACAAGACCGGTTACTTTCCAGTATAAAAAGGATGGGCAGTGGTCGGCTGGTATGATCGCACAAGAAGTTGATGCATTGCAGGATCAGCTGGAAATCTATTACCCATTGGTAGGTCTGGAAACCCGGAGTGGGAAGTATCGGATCGAATATAAAAATTTTATTCCACTGCTGATATCGTCAGTGAAGAACCTTCAGCAGCAGATTGAAGAAATGAAAGGAGAGGCATATGTCAGCTAACATTATTTATGAAAAAAAGCAGATCGACGCGGTGCTTAAACTACTGGATCATGTGACAGTGACGGGATTACAGAGTATGAGCAACCTTGTAGGAATAAAAATGATCCTTGAAAGTGGAAAAGAAACAAAAGGAGCCTTAAAGGATAGCTCCGGAGAGGAGAAGGAAGATGGCGATCACGAGTATTGTTGATTATTTAAAATCACAGGGACAGGACAGCTCTTACGCGGCACGAAAGCAGTTAGCAGCACAGGCCGGAATCACGAATTATTCCGGCACAGCGGCGCAGAATATGAACCTTTTGACACAGTTACAGAAAGGATCACAGGCATCTCCGGAAGGCGCGTCCGGGGTGGGAACGGCAGCGGAAACGCCATCTCAGAATGTTCTCTCAGGAACAGGTGCATCCGGATCCCAGAGTCCGGTTTCTGGATCTGCTTCCGCCTCCGGCTCTTCCGTTGCGCGGGGAAGCATGAAAGTATCTCCGGGTACGGAAAGCTATTATAAAAGACTCCAGACGCAGGAGAGCAGCAAGCCGAATCCTTATAAGGAATCCGACAGAGTCACGGATTACTATGACCGCCTGAAGGAGGCAGAAGCGGATAAGCCGGGAGAGTTCCAGAGCCAGTACGAGGATCAGATCAGCTCCATTCTGGATTCCATTTTGAACAATCCGAAGTTTAGCTACACAGCGGACGATCTTGCAAATGATGACTTGTATCAGATGTACAGAGAGAGCTATACAAAGCAAGGTGACAAAGCCATGCGGGATACTATGGGGAATGCTGCCGCACTCACCGGAGGGTATGGGTCCACATACGCCACGGCTGCGGGGCAGCAGGCATATGACGAGTATTTATCACAGCTGAATGATAAAGCCCTGGACTTCAGAGACAAGGCATATCAGCAGTACCTGAATGAGCAGGCGGATCGATACAACCAAATGAACGTGGTTACAGGACTGGATAACACAGATTACAGTCGGTACCGGGACGGCGTCGACGATTACTGGAAAAATTTATCGTATCTGTCCGGCCGATACGATACGGAACGAAATTTTGATTACGGGCAGTACCGGGATGGAGTCAGCGACTATTACAGTGACTTGTCTTATCTTGCAAACCGTTATGACTCGGAGTATGGAAAAGACTGGGACAGCAGTCAGGCCGATGTCGCCGCGGAGCAGTGGGCGAAACAGTTCCAGTTCCAGCAGGATCAGGCGGCGCAGGAACAGGCGAGATGGGAAGCAGAAATGGCACTCCAGAGGGAACAGTTTGAATATCAGAAGTCAAAAGCTGCAGCCTCGTCCGGCAGAGGAAGTTCTGGATCCTCAAAGAAAAGTACAAAGAAAACGGCGGGCTATACAAGCACGAAAGGATATACACCATTCTCTGCAAACCTCTCTTCCAAGCTTGCAGAGGGTAAAATCAGCGATTATGACGCACTGGAAAAAGTTATGCAGGAGATGGAAAAAGGTAATTTTGGTGTAGATGATGCGGAAGCAATCATTCAGGATGCCGGAATCGACAAGAATGCGGCAATCGCGGAAGAGGTCCAGAAAAATCTGAAGATCAACAACATCAATGATCTGTATTTCAAACGCCGGTAAGGAGGGCTTATGGCAACAAGGGAAGAATATAGAAAGAAATATGGGGCAACAACGCTTGGCCAGACTGGAACCGCACAGACACAGAAGAGCATTTCTGATGGAGGCGTTACCAGAGAAGACTATGCGAAGAAATACGGAATGACAACGGGACTCGGGCGGACAAACTCGTCTGGATTCCGCCGTACAGCAATGCAGGAGGCTGCGGAAGGGTTTGCAAATTCCCTCCGCAGCCAGAATCAGTTTAGGGGACAGTATACGCCGCCGGACTGGGAATCTGCGGTGGAAGCCGGAAAACAGAAGAAAAGTGTGCTGAGCACTCCGTATGTGCTTGATCCGACGAAGGATGACATCCCGACGATGTTAAAAGGATACGGAGATGAGCTGAAGCTTGCAAAGTATCGGAAAAACTACAATCTCAGCTACATGACGGATGACGAGAAGAACAACTATTACTATCTCGTAGGAAAATATGGACTGGAATCCGGCGATAATTATCTGAAACAGATCAACGATTCCTTAAAGCAGCGGAACGCAAAAGATATTGAGGAGACAGGTAAGAAAGTCGGGAAGACTGATCCACTGACGGGTATCCTCGGTAATGTCATTGGATCAGTAACGAGTGGCGTTGGATATTTACAGGACGTTGCTGATACAGTGCGGGGAAAGGAAATTGACCGGAATAATGTGGGACATCGCATGTCCGGGCTCGAGAATGCCACCAGAGAGGGCTTAAAGGAAGCAGCCCGGGAAAATATTGCCGACAGCTCCGCAACGGATTTTGCAGTGGATACAGGACTTTCTATGGCACAGTCTTTGGCGAGACTCCCGTTTGGATATGCCGGACTGGGAATCGCAGGCTTGTCCGCGGCAACAGGAGCAGAAGAGGATGCTTTATCTCAGGATGTCAGCGCAAAGAAAGCTCTTGCACAGGGTACTGCGCAGGGAATTGCGGAAGGACTCTTTGAAAAGTTCAGTCTGGGAAATTTAAAAAGCATGCAGTCTGTTCCAGTATATTCCTGGAAGGATGTCGCCAAAAATATCGCAAAGCAGATGGGAACGGAAGCATCTGAAGAAATGTTGACTGAGGCGACCAACGCACTGACAGACCGACTGATCATGGGAGATAAGTCCCGGTGGGTACAGGACAAGGAGAACAGCTCAACACTTGGGGCGGCAGAGGCTCTTGCTGAGCGGATCGGGCTTGCGGGTCTTGGTGGAGCGATATCTGGTGGAATCATGGGCGGCGGTGGAATGCTTGTGAGCGGAATCAATCAGCAGCGCTACGGTCGTGCCAACGCCTTAGACAATTACCAGGAGATCGCCGAAAGTATCGATACGGATCTGGCAAGCTACAAAACATTTGAAGATGCAAAGAGAGCAGTAAACTTAAAAAGCCTTGCGTGGAGGTACGCAATTCTTCAGGCCAGCGGAGGAGAACCAACGGCTATGCAGCAGGGCGCGTTCATGAGGGATTATTATGATCTGATCCCTGGCGTGAAGGATTTTTCCGAAGACACAACACCCGCTCGGGAAGATACAGTTTCTGTGGTCCAGAATAATGAAGATATCCAGGATCAGCCGGATATTACACAGGAGGTACAAAGGCAGGAGACCCAGAGAGCATATCCGTACAATCCGGAGCTGACAGATGAGCAGATTCGGGAGATCATGGCCAGAGACTTCGCGGATGAAGTCGCCGCGGGAGAACAGGAAAACCAGAGAGTTGCACCGGTGCAACAGACGGAATCCCTGATCGAACCGGAAAAGACCCAGACTGTACAGGAAACGGCGGAAAATGTACGAACGGAAAAATCCACAGAAAATGTGGACTATGACACGCTGAATGACTATGCAAAGGGACTCGGAGAAAACGGAAGAAAAGCATTCGTGGGGAATTATGACGGAAACCTCTCTATCGATGACTACCAGACAGCATATGGAAGATATTACGATGCTGGCCGGTACAACGCTGATATGGATACTGCGGAGAAATCCATGCTCGCGTCCATGATGACCCCGGAGCAGGCAGCCGCCGCATATAAAGCCGGTGCGCAGGACCGAAACCTTGCAATACAGACCCAGCCGGAATACCGTCAGGGCGAGGCGAGGACCGGAAGCGCCGAAGATCTTACCGGACAGGCATCTGCCGCACAAAAGGCCCTGGCACAGTCCCTCGGCAAGAAAACCGGACTAAGATTCGAATTAGTGGATAGCAGTACGGCATCCGGAAGCTATGAGGCAAAGAGCGGCGTTGTAAGGCTTAACATCAACTCCAAAAACATCCTCCAGACCGCTTCTCACGAACTGACCCATTTCATTCAAGACTATGCTCCGACCGAGTATGGAGCCTACAAGCAGATGGCGGCCAACGTCCTTATGGATCGTGATGGAGTGACAGCGGATGAACTGGTGCGGAACTATGAGGCACGGTACGCAGCAGCAGGACAAAATCTTTCCAGAGATCAGATCTGGGACGAAATTGTCTCTGATGGAACCGGTATGATGTTAAATGATGAGAATTTAATTAAGCAGGTGACATCAGAAAACAGATCCCTGGCACAGAAGATCGTGGACTTTATTTCCGACATGATTGACTCAATCAAGGCTCTCATCAGCGGGGAAGGAATTTCAAAATCCGCGAAATATCTCCACGAAAATTTGCAGGATTTTGAAAATATCCGTGACATGTGGGCACATGGGATTGAAGAGGCTTCAAAAAAATATAAATCCGGTCAGAATATCATAAATGATGATATGAAAAAATATCGGATCGAAAGACCGGAGCTACTGACAGAGAAAAATATTGAGCAGAACTATAATGATGTCCGGAGGATGGGAAGCGTATCAAAAATTTCAGGCGATGAATATCAGGGAACTGCAAGAGAAGTACGCTCTCAGATCATGGATTTATATCGTTCATATGGTGGGAAGGCTTATAATGATGTGGTTGGAGATATTGAACTGAATGGACGATCAGTGCGAAATGACCTGGGACATGGATTTAGTCCAAAGAAAGCCGCGGCATTTGCATCAGTAAAAGATGTCCTCGAAAAAGGTAAAGTTTTGCGGTATTCAACGAACTGGAAAAATAGAGGTTATGATGCTGTTGCTATTGGCGGAAAAATTACAATAGAGAACGGGGAAAACGCAGGACAGTATTATGAGGTATGTATCGTAAGAATTGATGAGGATAACCGGATGTATTTACATGAAGTGGACGTAGAAAAGGCGGATAGCGTCCCGTTCAACTACGGCCGGCAAAACGACTCACATAGCGGCTACGACTATCCACCTATCTCAAGTATATTCGAAAAACTTAGAAGTGTCAATGACGCAAATGAAAAATCACTTCGGCGCTTACAGCTGGAAGATGTTGATCAGAGTGTTGAAACGGACCGGGAGGCAGATCAGATTCTGAAGGAAAACCAGGAACTGCGGGAAGCAAATGAGGCATTGAAAAAACAGCTCACTCTCACAAAGGATTATGTTCCTCGTATGGAGGACATTAAGCAGACAGCCAATAAGCTTCTTCAGGATTATAACTCGAAATACTCGAAGGATACCCTGATTAAAAACCTCTCCAGTCTGTATAACTACATGCACAGCTATGAAGAGGGAGGCTATGGCCAGAGCATGGGAGAGATCAACCGGGCGGCTCAGGCGATTGCGAGGAGCATTGTACAGAATGCCAGCTTAAAAGATGAAATTGGAGATGAGTATAAAAATGTCTTAAAGAGGATCCGGAGTACCAAGCTGGTAGTTCCAGAAAGTTATCGGACAGAACTCGACTCGGAAGGCGGCTATGATGTCTTCAGAAAGAAATACTTCGGACGGTTGCGTCTGGGAAATGAGGGAATCGACGTGGATACGGCGTATGAAGAGCTTTCCAATCTCTACCCGCACCTTTTCCCTTCCGATATCATCAATCCGGCAGATCAGATCTTAAAGATCGCACAGGTATACGATGACCTCTCTCCGCAGATCAAAAACCCGTATCACGCCAACATGGATGAGATGACAACGATCGTTGCAAACGAAATTAAAGAGGCGGCCGTCAATGTACGCGCTCTGCCTCCGACAATGGCGGACAAGATGCAGGCACAGATCTACCGTGCACAGCAGGAGTACCGCGCGAAGACAGAAGCTTACAAAGCACGCCTGAAAGGAGAATATGACTCCGACTTCACAGAAGTAGAGAAGAATGCGAAAACAAGGCAGTTAGAGATTAACCGTCAGATCAGTGATCTCGCGGAGCAGTACCGGTCATACGGTGAGGGATCAACAAAGGAAGAACAGCAGCGGATCCGGGCACTGAAGAAAGAGAACTGGAGGCAGCAGGAAGAACTGCGGATCGAGAGGAAGGCTCTTGAGGAGAAGGTTGATTTCGATCTGCTGGCCGGAAAAGCGAAGTATCAGCGGCGCAGGGATGCCGCAGAATCCAGGAAGCACCGGGAAAGGATCCGGAAAGATGTGGATGAGATGGCGAAATGGCTGACGACACCAACAGATCAGAAGCATGTCCCGGAATCCCTGAGAAAGCCTTTAGCGGAATTCCTTTCCGGTATTGACTACAGCTCAAACCGCGCAAATTCAGAAGGGGAACCCACGGCGAGAACCAATAAATGGTGGGATCTGACAAAGCAGTTTGATCAGATTGCCAAAGAGGGAGTAAGCACAGACGATGGTGAGAGCCTGTATATGGATGTCGATCCAGACCTTGCGGAGAAAATGGCAACGCTGAAAGACCAGGTTAAGGATTTTGATAAGTTGGAAAACCTCGACCTGAAATCCCTAAGAACACTGAGAGATGTGGTTGCATCGATGAAACACAGTATACAGGACGCAAACAAGGTGTTCGCGAATAACTCCTATGAGCGTGTGGATCAGATTGCAAAAGACTTCCTGAGGGAGAATAAGGAGAGAGCCACAAAAACGATCTACACGGGCGCACGGGGCTCCATAGACAGTATGTTCCGATCCGATATGCTGGATGCGGGAACCATGTTTGGACGTATGGGTACGGCAATGGAGACGGTATACCGGGAACAGAGGGATGGATTTGACAGGAAGGTGCGCGATACCAAGACGGCGCAGGATTACATGGCAAACGTCCTTGAGGAGAAGGGAATCGACTCGAAAGAACTACAGGCATGGACTGGAAAGAATGCGGAAAAACATACCTTCGAAGTACAGGGAGGAACGATCAACCTTACGACTGCACAGATCATGAGCCTCTATGAGCTGAATAAGCGTGCGGCCGCAAAGGAGCATATCTATAACAAGCTTGGAGGAATCAAGAGCGCTCCCACGGTTGAGTATGACAAGAAGAGTCATGGCTATGTGGTGAATAAATCCACGGAGCCGGTATCGGTCAGTGCCTTGGACGTGCAGAAGATCACCGACACACTGACCCCTCAGCAGAAGGAAATCGCAGATTCTGTTGTGAAATTCTTTACGACTGTAACCAGCCAGTGGGGAAATGAAGTCTCTATGGACATGTACGGATACAAGAAATTCAATGCGAAAAACTATTTCCCGATTGTGTCTGATAAGAACTACATTGCCACAAAGGAATCTGAACTCGGCTCAACACTGACAACACTGCGGAACATGGGATCCACAAAGCACACGGTCCCTCATGCCAACAATCCAATCATCATTGAGGATATCTTTGACGTATATACCAGACAGGCGGATCAGATGAGCAGCTACCACGCATTTGTTCGCCCGCTGGCAGATTTACAGAAGGTTCTTAACTATAAAGAACTGGGATCAGGAAGTGTGAAAGAGTCCATTGAGCGGACGTTTGGTAAAGACGGCTTGAATTACATCAAAAGCCTCATGATCGACTTGAATGGAACTTCGTCCAGTGAGAAGAACTTTGTCGCAGGGCTGACAAAGAACATGAAGTCAGCGGCGGTGGGCGCTAATCTCAGAACGGCCATCCAGCAGCCGACGGCATACGTGCGTGCGGCCGCAGAGATCAATCCGAAGTATCTGGTGCAGGGACTGAAGCTACATGTAAGTGATGCAGAGTGGGAACTGTGCAAACAGTACGCACCAATCGCACAGTGGAAAGACTGGGGATATTTTGATATCAACACGGGACGATCCATGAAGAGCATTCTGATGGGACCAGAAGGACCGAAAGAAAAGCTGGTTGAAAAATCCATGTGGTTAGCCGGAAAAGGCGATGAGATTGCCTGGAAACGTCTGTGGGTGGCATGCCAGGAAGAAACCCAGGACCTGCACCCGGAACTGAAGAAGGGAAGTGAAGAATACTATAATCAGTGCGGAAAACGGTTCTCGGAGTTGATTGATAAGACCCAGGTAGTGGACTCTGTTTTACACCGCAGCAAACTCATGAAATCGAAAGACGGCCTGAAGCAGATGTACACCTCGTTTATGTCGGAGCCGACAAAGACCTACAACATGCTGTATCGTGCAATTGGTGATGTTGCTGTGAAGCCGACAAAGGAAACGACGGCAAAGCTGGGACGTGTTCTGGCAGTGTATGTAGCCAACGCCGCAGCAACATCTCTTGCGGCAGCCGTGGTTGACGCGATGAGAAACGACGGGGAGGACAAGAAATTCTTGGAGAAGTACGAGGCGGCTCTGGTAGAAAACCTTTCCGATAATCTGGATCCAGTCGGGATCCTGCCGGTGGTGAAGGATATCGAAAGCATCTTTAGTGGATATTCTGTAGAGAGAACAGACCTGTCGGCATTTCAGGAATTATACTATGCTGTGTCGAAATGGAAAAGCAAGTTGAGTGGTGAGTCAGATCTTACCTATCCGGCGCTTCTGATCGACACTGCGAAGCCGATCAGTACGTTGACTGGTATGCCAGTAGGAAACGCTCTGAAGGATTTAAAAGCACTTACCAATACGATCATTCGGTCCATCGGGTCCCCAGATCTCAATTACTCCAAAAATCGTTTTTACCGCGATATCAAAAATGAAGGTAATATTGCGAACTATGTTGCTTTGGCAATGAAGCAGTATGCGGACGGGAATGATAAGCTGGGGGATCAGATCATCCAGGATCTGAAGGATACGCAGATCGACAAGATTGATGAGCGTATAAGGAATAAGTACGTTAAGATCCTGAAGGAAGATGAGCGGGTTCAGCAGGCAGCAGAAGCTAGGCTATCAGGAGACTATGCAACTTATGAGCGGCTTGTCGGAGATCTTGAAAAGGCTGGATACGATAGCGAATATGTCCAGAAGGCGATCGTCAGCGTCGGAAATGCACAGAATGAAAATGCACACCTTCAGAGTGGAAGCACCTACAGCGTGAATGATGTCATCAATGCGATCCAGAATGGAAAAGATTATACCCGTGTCTACAAGAAGATCGTAGAGGAAAAGCAGGAAGAGGCAAAGAAGGAGGGAACGAAGTTTGATGAGAAGAGCGTGACCAGCAGTTTGAAATCCAGACTCACGGAAACTTATAAAGAGTCCTATGTGGGCGGAAGTCAGGCGGAGCGGCAGAAGATCCGGACAACCCTGTATAAAGTCAGGATCAATGGAAAGCAGCTGTACTCGGACGATGACTTTAAGGACTGGATCAAGAGTGCGAAAAAGAAATAGGGATATGCTGTGGTGGGAGAGATTCTACCACAGCATTTTCTATAATGGGAGGAAAGAGGGAGGTGCCGGAGTGACAGATGAAAATGTTGCAGTAATGCTGGAAGGACATGAACACGAGATCAAATCATTAAAGCATCGCATGGATCGTCAGGAGGAGCAGGGGAAGACGCTGAACAGCTTGGCACTTTCCGTACAGGAACTTGCAATTTCTATGAAATCCATGATTGAAGAGCAGAAGAATCAGGGAGAGCGGCTCACAAAACTTGAGGCAGAGCCTGGAGAAACATGGGGAAGAGTGAAACACAAGGTGGTTGATACCTTGGTTGGAGCTGGAGCCGGAGCTATTGCAATCGGTCTGATCAATATGATGTCACAATATGTAAAATGAGGAGGTACAGGATGAAAGAAAAGCTTGCAAAACTGATTGATGTCAAAAGTATCATGACACTCGTATTAACGGGGGGATTCATTGCGCTGACATGCGCAGGAGAGATTCCTGGAGATCAGTATCTTTCTGTGTTTATTATGATCGTTGGCTTTTATTTTGGAACCCAGTCTCAGAAGAAATAGAGGGCATGAAATGAAAATAAGCGAAAATGGACTTAACTTAATCAAAAGTTTTGAAGGATGCCGCCTGACGGCCTATAAATGCCCTGCAGGAGTGTGGACCATTGGCTGGGGACATACCGGCGGTGTGAAGGCCGGGCAGAAAACTTCCCAGGCAGAAGCCGATCAGATGCTTGTGAACGATATGGCGGCATATGAGAAG